ATGTTTGAAAAATTCCATCGAGGTGACATATATTCGGCTGATTTAAGCCCTGGTATCGGCTCTGAACAAAGTGGCTCTCGTCCTGTACTCATTCTTCAAAATAATGTGGGAAATTGTTTCAGTCCTACGATTATTATTGCAGCAATTACCAGTGTAAGCAAAAAAAGCAGAAAGTTCCCCACGCATTACCACTTAAATGACAGATGCGGTTTGGTGAAACCATCTGTTGTTATGCTGGAACAGATCAGAACAATCGACAAGTCGAGGTTAAAAAACTATATTGGTCATCTAAACAAGGATGACATGGAAAACATAAACAAGACGCTCTTGTGCAGTCTGGGGATTACATAAAAGTGCCGAAAGGCCGTATCATTTTCAGGCCGTGCAAGTAGAGTTATAATTTCGTTAGGAATTGCGGAGGTGATTCTGAATGGAGAATATCCAGAATAAAAGCGCATTGATTCCTTCAGATGAAATCCGGTCAGAAGAACGTCTGGCGGAACAAAAATTTGAAGCGTTTATCACTTCGCTGGCACATATAATCGAGAAATATGGTATGAGAGTGCTGGGCGAGGTTGACGGAGCTGCGTGAGAATCGCAGCTTTACATAGGATATTTTCCAAAAGTAAATTTTGGAGGTATGAATTATGAACCGATATGGAAAACGCTGTGTTTTGTATCCGAGGGTCAGCACAGAGATGCAAGTGGACGGATACAGCCTGGAAGGTCAAAAAAATATGCTGACACGATTTGCGGATCGTGAGGAAATGATCATTGTTGATACTTATGAAGATGCCGGTAAATCCGGTAAATCCATTGAGGGACGGCCTGCCTTTCAAAAAATGCTCAGAGATATTGAGGATGGCTTGGACATTGACTATATTTTAGTGTATAAGCTGTCACGGTTTGGTCGTAATGCAGCAGATATACTTAACTCTTTGGAGTTGGTTCAATCTTATGGTGTAAATCTGATTTGCATAGAAGAAGGGATTGATTCCTCTCAGACAAGCGGAAAACTTTTGATTTCTGTACTATCTGCTGTGGCTGAGATTGAGCGTGAGAATATTATCGAGCAGACGATGAACGGGCGGCGCGAAAAGGCACGGCAGGGTGGATGGAATGGTGGCTTTGCTCCCTACGGATATACACTGGAAGATAACAAGCTGATGATTGAAGAAACAGAGGCTGTGGCAATACGGAAGATTTTTGAATTATATACTTCATCGGAAATCGGTTTGGGTGGTATTGCGAATCAGTTGAACTTACAAGGTATACGGAAAATTCCGAGGCAGAATGGCACATTAGAGGATTGGACAGGACATTTTATTAAACTGATATTGGATAACCCGGTTTATTGCGGTAAAATTGCTTATGGACGGAGAACGAAGGAAAAAGTCAAAGGCACAAAAAACGATTACCAGATGAAAAGAAATGACGATTACATTCTGACAGAGGGACAGCATAAAGGAATCGTTAGTGAGGAGGTATGGGAAAAGGCTCATGCCAAGCGTCTTAGAACCGGAGTAAAGCAACCGTCAAAAATTGGGCGAGATCGAGTTCATTTGTTATCCGGTCTGCTGAAATGCCCGGTTTGTGGAAGTCCCATGTATACGAATAAACACGCATGGACAAATAAAGATGGCACTTACAAAGAAATTTACTATTATGTATGTAGTCGGAATAGGATGGTCCGGGGGAAGCATTGTGAATATAAGGCGATGCTGAAAAAGACCGATATTGAACCGATGGTCATTGAGGCAATTCGTGAGATCGTAAGGAATGAGGAATATGCCCAAGCCATTAAAAAACGGATTGGCGTTCAGATTGACACGAAAGCAGTGGATAAAGAACTGGAGGGCTATCAGGCAAAGCTGAAGGAAGTTGATCTGAATAAAACAAGATTGGAACGGGAAATTGACAGTCTCCCTGCTGATGCAAAATATCGGGAACGAAAGCTCCATGATATGACCTTGCGGTTAGATTCCCTATATGATGTCATTGTTGAGCTGGAGGAAAAAATCGAAGATGCCAGACTTCGGCGAGATGCAATTAAGCAGCAGGCAATTACTCTTGAGAATATTTACAAAATCATGGTGAATTTCGACTGCGTTTATAATATAATAAATGACGAAGAAAAGAGAAATGTGGTCACAGCCTTGATTAAGGAAATTGAAATTTACAGGAATGACGAGTCTGAATATCCGCTAAAGCGGATTGGTCTGAATTTTCCGGTGTTCAAGGATGGCGGGGAAGTTACGGAGCTTTTGTGGGACAAAGGGAATACCGTTGAGACGGTTGTTTTGCTTTCCAAGGGTGAGGTCGACTCGAAAAAGATTCGGGTTGAGTTCTCTTTAGAAGATATGGATATGTCCGAATTTCAAGATGGGGCAACCTACACGCAGATCAAGGACTATGTACTGGAACATAGCGGATTAAAGGTATCAAACCTGTATATCTCACAGATTAAGCGGAAATGTGGGATTGAGGTTGGTAAGAACTACAATCTGCCGAAGTCCGAAGATTCCAGACAGCCTCTGTGTCCACCGGAAAAAGAGAAAGCAATCCGAGAAGCATTCAAATATTTTGGGATGATATAACATCCCGTAAAATGGAGGTTTCTTATGGATAGATTGATTTCTTGTAAGTTTAACATGGATACCGCTTGTGTGGAACTGAAATTCTTTGATGGTAGTATGATTGCGATTGATACGATTGCGGTTGAGAACGAGGTTGCCGACAATATGTATCAGAGGTCGGAACTGGATTATCTGATTTACAATGACCCGATTGGATATGCTGATTTGATATTGAACGGAGATTCCAAAACCTATTTGAAAAACTGTTACAGAGTATAAATCTGTGGATACGGCGATTGGAGCGATTTGCCTGGCTCACTAAACCTCTAAGCCCATAGTTATTGGCTAAGGCAGATATTCAACTTTAATTTTAGAAAACATAAATAAAGGCTATCCAATCTTTTTGACTGGGTAGCCTTTGAAAGTTTTGCTCTTTCTACTTTTTAAGAATCAATTTATGAATGACCATGCCGATTATCAAACCAAAGGATGATACTGCCAAATACCAAAGCGAATGTATCAATGCTGTCTCGTTATAGTATATAAACACAGATGGCACAAATGTAATTGCTATGATTATTGGATACAAGTACTTTACTTTCAGATTTGAAATGCTGCCAATTAGAATTGAAAGCAATAATGTTGCTAAAATAAGCAAAACTATCATTCCCATAACGTCTGTTGGTCCTGCAAATAATGGAAATACATAAAACATAAATAATTGAATTAAGAGTATTAGTATCTCCTTCAAGTATTTCTTCATAATCAAAACACCTCCGTTCATATAAACTCTTTTTTATTTCATTTTGCAAAGATTATCTTGATTTGCAGTTTGTCATTGTTGTAGATTGCTCCAATACTTCCGCCCATACGCTCAATCAGCAGCTTGGCGATGGACAATCCCAAACCGGTTGAATTGCGACTGGCTTCTACTGTATAGAAACGGTCAAACAATCTGCCGACCGTCACATAATTCAGATTGTGCGCCGTGTTGCTGAATGTAACACAGCCGTTCTTATCCATGACTACGGACAGATCGCCGTCAGAGTATTTCAGCGCATTGCTGATAATGTTGGAAAAGATACGGTTGACCGCACCTGCATCCAGTTCACGGAAAACCGGTTCCTCCGGCAATTCGATTTCCGGTTGGATGCCTTTTTCCTGCATGACCGCATAGAAAGACAGCAGACTTTCCTCCAATGCCCGGACAACATCCATACGTTCTGGTTTCAGTTCCTGAAAAGAAGTAACCACACTATATCTGAATAGTTCTTCGGTTAGATTTTTTAAAACATCTGTTCTGTTTTGGATTTGAGAAAGATAGCAGTGTACCGTTTCGCTTTTTTCCTCTCGTTCCAATAGGTCAAGATAACCGTTTATCGCCGTAAGCGGAGTTCTCAGGTCATGGGAAATATTGGTGATAGCTTCTTTCAGTTCCAGATCGCCCTGTTGGTAACGATGGCGTTCCTTGCGGAGCAATCGAAGCTGGATATTAATCTCCGAAGCCAGTTTTCTCAGATGAGGGTCGCTGGAAGAAATATCAATCAGAGTGTTTGTGTCGGAGGAAAGACGTTCCTGGAATTCTGTATGAATTTCATCAATACTTTTTTCTATAAAAATAATCTTTGTGATTAGAAAAAATACAACAATTAGCAAAATACAACACAAAATCCAAGGGAACATCTTTCTACCTCCTTACTTTAGGTTCTTTTTCTTAAAGGAACGACTTCCTATAAGAGATGTTGAAAAAATTACAAACGCAGAGCACAATGGAAGAAAAATCAGGTGTTCCACCCCTTCTTCGCAAAGAATTACACCTTGTCCTCCAGGTGTCAGACAGATAAGAAATTCCAGCAGGATACGAAATGTTCCACCGATGAATTTGATATTTTGGGGATGCCATCGCACAGTTGGGTCTGTATCACTCCACATCCATCCATCCAATAACTCTGGTTCTGCAAAACGATCATAAAGGAGCATCCCGATTATGACCATTGCAGCTACAGCTCCCAGACAAAGAAGTGTCGCTGAGTTTTTGTTCTCCGCCAGACTTGCCAACAGACAACATACGCTGGAGAGTGCAACGACCATCAAAAGGCTTGAAAAAATATAAAATGCCATCTCTCCCAAAGAGAGGTTCAGGCTTGCCGTACCCAGTAGCGGAATACCCAGCATCCCATTAACTATCAACCAGATTAGTGCAGTACTCAGTCCAGCACATATGGTCAGGAGAAGATTGGAAAAATAAACTTCTTCACGAGTGTGTCCGCAGATTAGTTTATTGCGCAGAGTTCCATATTCATAGTCTGTTCCCCACAAATATGCGGCAAATACGGCGATAAATGGTCCCATCAGGGGTGAATATCCAAAAAAACGGGCGACCAGCTTATAGATGTATGCATTAGTCAAATTCGTCTGGAAGTAACCGTTGAGGATGATGAATGCGGAAAGCAATACAGCAATCACTAATTCTATTCGAATCATTTTTTTATTCTCTGTACGGTAAAAGGCTGCTCGAAAAAGTTTACGCATTATTATCACCTCCAACCAGAGAGATGTAATAACTCTCCAAACTTTCATCTTTTTCCTGCATAGACAGCACTTCGCAGTTTTCCTTTGCCAGTACAACGGTCAGCTGTGTCACATTGATCTTTGCGAACACATCGGCTGTTGTTACGGAGATAATTTTATATTCCAGATTCATGGAATCCAGCACACGAGCCAGAGTAGAAGTATCGGTCACTTCCATGCGGACACACTTGCGGCAAACTGTGTCCAGTTCTTCTGCACTCAGTTCCTTCACCATGCGACCATTATCAATGATACCGTAATGAGTAGCCAGACGGGAAAGTTCATCCAGAATGTGACTGGAAATAAGAACTGTAATCTGTTTTTCTCGGTTCAACTTCAAAATCAGTTCTCGCATTTCCACAATACCCTGAGGGTCGAGACCATTTACAGGCTCATCAAGAACAAGAAAGTCGGGATCACCGGCTAATGCGATAGCGATGCCCAGACGCTGCTTCATACCGAGGGAGAAGTTCTTCGCTTTTTTCTCTCCCGTGTTGTCGAGACCTACCAGCTTCAACAATTCCTGAATACAATCAAATGATGGCAGACCAAGAATGAGATACTGGTGCTTCAGATTTTCCTCCGCAGTCATATCCATGTAGATGGACGGTGTTTCCACCACAGCACCCATGCGACGGCGGGATTTGATAATATCCTTGCTGTCATTGCGGATGCCGTACAGAGAAAAGCTACCGGAAGTCGGTTCCTGCAATCCGCAGATCAAGCGGATCAGGGTTGTCTTACCAGCGCCGTTCTTTCCCACAAAGCCATAGATGGAACCTTTGGGAACATTCATAGTAAGACCATTCAATGCCTGAAAGTTTTTATACTTTTTTGTCAGGCTGTTTGTTTGCAAAATATAGTTCATATTGTATTACCTCCTTTGCTGACCTAAGTTTACAAAACAAAAGTCAAGAAAGTGGTCAAGAAAAACGTCAAGATTTGGTCAAGATTTTTTGTTCTGCCAATTTGAAACCAATTCCCCAGACTGTTTCGATATAGTCTACACCGCTGACATCCTGCATCTTTTTACGAAGATTGCTGATGTGCTGCTTCAAAGAACGCTCGGTGCAGTCGGGTGTGTCCAGACTGATTCTGTCAAGCAGGACACTCTTTGAAATTACCTGTTTGGGATTTTCCATCAGCAGTTTTAAGATGGCATACTCCGTTCGGGTCAGCTTCACAGGCTGCTCCTGTACTGTCAGAGAAAGGGAAACCATATCCAAAACCAAATCGCCAACGGAAAGAGATTTGGTTTCGCCATGTTGTTCTGCCTTGCGGAGCTGAACAGTGATACGGGCAAGAAGCTCCTTTGTATCAAAAGGCTTGGTCATGTAATCTGCCGCACCGCCCAGCAGAAGATTTACCTTGTCTTGCACATCTACTTTTGCGCTGAGAACGATAACAGGAATGTTCTCAATGTGGGGCAGAACTTCCTCGCCAGACAATCCCGGCAACATCAGATCCAGCAGCACCAAATCGGGCTTGTTTTGTGAAAGAAGATATAACGCTTCTGTGCCGGAGTATGCACGAAGAACAGAATAGCCCTCTTGCACCAGCACTTCTCTCAGTATATCTCCAATATGAATATCATCATCTATGATTGCGATTGTTTTCATTCTCGTTCCTCGTCAATTTCCTTTTATAGTTCAAACGCTACTATCGTTTCCTTTGGCAACTTCTCGTTTTCGCAGTTTAGAAGGTAGGCTATTGCCTTGTTCGCAAAGCGGTTTGTTTTCATTGTATCCCAATCGGCAAGTCGGACTATTTCTGATGTGCCGTTCTCAAAATCAAATGAAATCTGGCCCCATTCGCCGTCGCAGTCTGCTTGGTATTCGTAGATTGCGGTGGCGATTTTCTTTTTTCGTTTGGTCTTGGATTTCTGTTTCAAGCGGACAGCATGGATTGCGCCCTCGGCAACCAACAATTTTGATTTTCTCGCATTGCTCGTTCATTCTTGCGAGGGTATCCGCAGGAACATTCAGCGCATCACAGGCAAGAGTACCGATAGGAAATATTTTGCCCTCATATATGACCGTATCCTGCCAAAAATCCAATGTCATCAGTTCTTGATTCATGCTTGCCCTCCTGTCCTGTTTTTTCACTTTTCTAATTATACCATGCAAATGTGAAGAAATCTACATCATCAGATAAGTTGTCCTGTTTTTTGAAATGAGGTTGTCCTGCTTTTAGCCTGCTTTTTTTCAAATCCGTCATAACCATAGTAGAAAGGGCGAACCCCCTGCCAATCACGGCGGGTGCTTCGTGCTTTCCAGACTATTATGAACGGAGGTTTTTCTATGACAATCTATGAAAACATCAAGGCGGCGATCAGCGTGAAGCAAGCTGCCGAGCACTATGGGCTGAAAGTCAACCGCAGCGGTATGACTTGCTGCCCATTCCACAATGACCGGCATCCGAGCTTGAAGCTGAATGAAGATTATTTCTTCTGCTTCGGTTGCGGAGCCAAGGGAGACGTGATCGACCTTGTGGCAAAGCTGTTCAATCTGAGTAACCATGAAGCAGTGCAAAAGCTGGCTGCGGACTTTGGGCTTGACCCGAACCCGCCCACTGCCGCAGCTATGGTCAAGCCAAAGCGTCCCTATATCCGTCAGTTCCGGGAGGATGAAATGCTGTGTTTCCGGGTGCTGACGGATTATCTGCATCTGTTGGAGGATTGGAAAGTGCGCTATGCACCAAAGACACCGGACGAGCCTTATGATGACCGTTTTGTGGAAGCCTGCCAGATGCACTGCCATATCGAATATATGGCAGATGTGCTGACCGTGGGCGAATTGGAACAGCGTGTAGCTGTTGTGGACAAACTGATGAAGGACGGGTATATCGACTTTCTGAAAGAGTACACTGCACGAAAGAAAAAGGAGGTGGCACACCATGGCGAAGAACCGGAAAACGCCTGATATGAATTTGCCTGTCTGGTTTGATGGGCAGAATATCAATGAAGCTCTGTTTTGTGAAGAATTTCTGCAAGAGAGCAGAATCATCTTTGCAAACAGGGCTTTCTTTACGCCCAATGGACGGGTAACGGATGATATTGTCCTGCGGGGCGAGGTCTACGAAAAGCTGAAAAGCTACACCATCAGCAGCGTACCGCAGAAGATCAAAAACATCATGGAATTGCTGAAACTGGAAGCCATGGTTGAGGATCTTCCTCCCCAGCCTGACCGCATCCATGTTGCCAACGGAACGCTCATGCTGGATGGAAGATTTATCGAGGGGAAAAAGGAAATCGTACAGAGCCGCTTGCCTGTTTCCTACAATCCAAACGCTGCTGCACCTGCTCTGTGGCTGAACTTTTTGGACGGTTTGCTCTATGAAGAAGATATTCCCACCTTGCAGGAGTTTATCGGCTACTGCCTGATTCCCTCCAACAAGGGGCAGCGCATGATGGTGATTAAGGGCAACGGCGGCGAGGGCAAATCTCAAATCGGTGCAGTGCTGTCCACCATATTCGGCACGAATATGAAAGACGGCAGTATCGGTAAAATTTCCGAAAACCGCTTCGCCCGTGCCGATCTGGAACACATCCTGCTGTGCGTGGATGATGATATGCGGATGGAAGCTCTGCGCCAGACCAACTATGTAAAATCCATTGTAACCGCACAGGGCAAGATGGATTTGGAACGCAAAGGTAAACAGAGCTATCAGGGCTGGATGTTCGCCCGGTTGATGGCATTCAGCAATGGCGATCTGCAAGCCCTGTATGACCGTAGCGATGGTTTTTACCGTAGACAGCTTGTGCTGACTACCAAGGAAAAGCCCGTGGACAGAGCCGACGATCCCGATCTTGCAGAGAAGATGAAAGCCGAAGCCGAGGGGATTTTCCTCTGGGCATTTGAAGGCTTGCAGCGGCTTGTTGCCAACAACTTTAAGTTTACGGAGAGCGACCGCATCCGTGAAAACCGGGAAGCGGTCAAGCGTGACAATAACAACATTTTTGACTTCATGGATTCCGAGGGATATATCCGGCGCAAGGCGGATGCGTCCATCAGTTCCAAGGACTTTTACGCTATCTATCGCCTGTGGTGTGAGGAAAACTCCCTTGCCCCTCTGAAATCCCGCAGCTTCAGCGATGCCATGGTTGCCAATGCAAAGAAATTTAATTTGGAGCATTGCAACAACATCACCAACTCAGCCGGACGGCGGGTATGGGGATTTATGGGTGTGGAAGCTGTGGCACGACCTAATATAAACGGGTTTTACGACGTTTCGCCATGTACGTACGTACCGGAGGAATGGCAGGACTGATTCCTGTCTTTCGTTTTCTGTATGTATGTACACAGCGTTTTACCTGTTTTCCTTTTTTATAGGAATAATCAGCTGTCAGAACTGACCTGTTTTCGGGCATTGAAAATCAATGGTAATGGAAACAGCAAAGTTCTTGACCGCAGGACGAAACCATTTCACCAAATCGTGCTTCTCCAAACCATGCCCCCAGTTTACGAAACAATGGGTGTTTTCACTGTTTCAGACAAAATCCCACGGAACAGCAAAGTGGGATATATGCCTGTATGGACAGAGTATCGCACTCACAAAATGAAAGCGATTTTGGAGAAAGCAGATTTTTCACTGTTCGGTGCATCTGCTCCGCTTTGGGGAGTAGCCTTTGCACCGAATTGTAAATCAAAAATATGGAGGAATTTACAATATGAATGTACGCAACGAAATCAAGGCACAGATCATCCGTGCCGGAATGACTATGCAGGAAGTAGTTGACCTGCTCTCGGACGAGTACGGTTGGAGCGACAGCGTTTCCAACCTGTCCGCAAAATTACAGCGGGAAACCATCCGATACAAGGAAGTATTGGAGCTTGCCGATGTGCTGGGATACGACATCGTATGGCAGCAAAGACGGGAGAAGTGATGCCCCGGCAACATCCCCTCGTAGTTCCCGTCCCCATAGGCACACCGCAGTGCTGTCTATGGATGGCAGTGAAAGATACGCTTTTCGCTGCCGCCGTCTGCAAAGAGAAGTTCACCGGAACAGCTTCATGCAGACGGGCTGACCATGGGAAAAGTTGCAGACATTTTCGCATTGGTCAGCAGAGGTTGCCGCAGCAACCGCACTCCCCCTCGGGAGAGCCCTCGGAGAGCCCACGGCACTTTGCAGCCAGTATGGATGAAAGTGTTATAGTGGGTTATTACACTTTGAAAAAGTGCCTCTCCGCAGCTCCCCGCTGTCTGCAAATTTTAAGGAAAGGACAAAAAATCTATGGCAAGAAATGATGGAATAGACCGCACCGTAGCCCGGAATCAGGACTTACCGACACCGGACGATGTGGCAAAAATACAGGAACACAATGAGCGAGAAAAGGACAGTTACAGCAATCAAGACATTGTGCCGGAACGCACTCCGCTGAATGTTCACTTCAAGACTCCCACCGATGATTATGTGAAAATGTTTGAGCAAATGGAACAGGATGGCGTGATCTCCACCAGAGGTCTGAAACCGGATGCCATCAAATACGGCGAGTTGGTTTTTGATGTGAACTCCGCTTATTTCTACAACCACGGCGGCTATGAATTTGCAAAACAGTTTTATGCTGATGCCTATAAAGCCGCCGTGGAGATCGTAGGCGGTGAGCAGTATATCCTCTCTGCTGTGATGCACGCCGATGAGCACAACCGGGCAATGTCCGAAGCTCTTGGCGAGGATGTGTACCACTATCACCTCCATGTGGTTTATATTCCGGTAGTGGAAAAGCAGATCCTTTGGTCGAAGCGATGTAAGGATGAAGCTCTCCGGGGAACGGTAAAGGAAACGATCACACAAGTCAGCCGAAGTAAGAAATGGGACTCCAAACCGGTGCTTGACGAGGACGGAAATCCCAAGCTCAATGAAAAAGGAAAAAAGATTTTAAGGTCATCCTACAGCGTGTTGCAGGATGACTTTTTTAATTTCATGCGTGCTGCCGGATATACCGATGTGGAGCGTGGAGAGCGTGGCAGCACCGAGGAACATCTGACGGTGACACAGTTTAAGGTGCAGGCGGAACAGCAGCGTTTGGAAGCTGTGACAGGACAGGTGGCACAGGCAGAACAGAGTTTGGAGGATGCTAAAGCTGCTACGGAAAAGCAGAAAAAGAAACTGGAAGCTCTGCAAAAGGAAACCAAGGCAGCAAAGGCCATTGCACTTACGGTGCAGGATATTGAAGCGATGGGCAAGAAAGCCACGTTCGGAAACAATATCACGCTGACACCGGATGAATGCGACACGTTGAAACGCTATGCCACCAACGGCATTCTCTTTCATGCAGAGAATGAGCGATTGAAAGGGAAACTGGAATCTGCTCAAAAGTCTGCATCCATTTGGAAGCAGCGATGTGAAGAAGCGAATAAAAAATATCAAGAGTTGAAGCAAAAAGCCCAGCCTTTCCTGGATGCACTGGAAATTGCATCCGAAAAGGTTCGGGCTTTTATCAATTCCATCCTCGCCAGAGGAAAGGAAACACAGGAACACAAAGCACCTGCCCGTAAGCGTGGACAGGACATGGAAATTTGATGGAGGTAACTGCCTATTGAAGAAATATTATGAGGATGCAAAATATAATGCGGCATTTGTCCGCTGTGTGGATGTTATGAGCCAGATGCTCCAGAAATATGGACATCAGGTTTTGGATAAATTGGAACAGGATGCCCCTCAGAAAGTGGAGCATTCCAAGGAAAGTAATCAAGCACAGCCTTTGACGAATAAGGCTGCGTAAAAATTTACAATTTACACGTTGCGTATTCACTGCGGCTATGCTATAATGATTACGCAACGTGTATTTTTGTTTTTTATGGAGAAAAGACAGATGGATTGTAAGAACAGAATTATCAAGTTGCGGGAAAGCACAGGACTGAACCGGAAAGATTTTTGCAAGCTCGTCCATATCCCTTACCGGACTATGACCGAGTGGGAATTGGACAACCGCCATGCACCGGATTATGTGCTGTGGCTTTTGGAGTATTATATCCGCAACGAGGGACTTATGGTAAAGGAAATGAATGAGGGAGGTGGAGATTCTGAAAAAGAAACAACTTAAATGCTATATTTATACAAGAGCGTCCACCTCTATGCAGGTTGACGGGTACAGCTTGGATGCCCAGCGTGACAAGCTGAGGAAGTATGCGGCATACGAAGATATGGTTATTGCCGGGGAGTATTCTGACGAGGGATTTTCCGGAAAGAATATCCAAGGGCGGCAGGACTTCCAACGGATGCTGAATGACATCCAGGACTGCAAGGACGGCGTTTCCTATGTGCTGGTCTTTAAGCTGTCCCGATTCGGCAGAAATGCGGCGGATGTTCTGAACTCTTTGCAGCTCATGCAGGATTTCGGTGTCAATCTGATCTGCGTGGAGGATGGCATCGACAGTTCAAAGGATGCCGGAAAGCTGATGATTTCCGTGCTGTCTGCGGTGGCAGAAATAGAGCGAGAGAATATCCGCACCCAGACAATGGCAGGACGTGAGCAAAAGGTTCGTGAGGGCAAGTGGAACGGTGGTTTCGCTCCTTATGGCTACAAACTGGAAAACGGAGATTTGGTCATTGCGGAGGATGAAGTGGAAGTAATCCGTGTCATTTATGACCGCTACATTCACACCAACGAGGGCGTTGCCGGGGTTGCTAAATATCTGAACCGCAACGGCTTTATCAAGAAACTGCGGCAGAACAATACCATTCCCGGATTTTCAAGGAACTTCGTGCAGGATGTATTGGACAATCCCGTTTACATGGGAAAGATCGCCTATGGCAGACGCAGGACGGAAAAGAAGCAAGGCACAAGAAATGAGATGCACGTAGTTGAGCAGTCGGAGTTCCCGATTTATGAGGGACAGCACGAAGCCATCATTTCGGAAGAAGATTGGTATCTGGCACAGGAAAAGCGTAAGATCAATTCCTTTAAGCGGGAAAAGGTCAACAATCCAGATCATGCACACATCCTGTCCGGCATTCTGAAATGCCCATGCTGCGGAAAGAGTATGTACGGCAATATCGCTAGGGCTCACAGCAAGGACAAGAAAACGAGGTATTATTACTACTGCAAAAACACGGTAACACCTACCGGACATGAGTGCAGCTTCCGCTTGAATATCGAGCAGACGGTAATCAATAACTTTGTTGCAAAAATCATTTCTGCTATGGTCAACAATCCCCGATTTGTGGAAGCAATTCAAGAAAAAATCGGGGCGGCTGTTGATACAGAGGATATGGAAAAGCAGATCGCCGTCCTGCAAGGGCAGTTAAAGCAAGCCTATGGCACGAAAAGCCGCTTGGAGCGTCAGATGGACACTTTGGACATCAACGATGCTCACTATGACAGAAAAATTTTGGACTTGCAGCGCCGCTATGATGAGCAGTATGATACGATAGAGGAAATCGAAGTTCAGATTGGCGAATTGCAAGGGCAAATCCGCAGTATTCAGCAGGAGAAAATCTCCGGTGACAATATCTATCGGCTTTTACTGGCATTTGATGAAGTCTACCATTCCGCAACGGAAGCGGAACAGAAAGAGTTTATGAAAGCCTTTATCGAACGAATTGAGATGTTCCCGGAGAAAAGGAAAGACGGAAGCTGGATAAGGAAGATCGTATTCAATTTCCCTGTGCCTGTTGATGGTGAGGAAGTGAAAGAACTTCCCTTGGAAACTGAAACAACTGTCGAGTGCGTGGTTGCACTACATCGGGTCGATATGTAAGAATCCTTGATTTGCGCGAAGGCAACGAGGAGAGTTCCGAAGAAATAACTGGCTGTAAAGCCAGTGTTTATGCGGAATTCGACGACTGCCCGCGAGTCGGGAAGTTTGTAAAACTTCTCGACTTCCGGCACTTTGAGCGACATATGATGTTCTCACAGAGTGATAGAAAAACCTACAAAAAAGCAATTTCAGACGGTGTGAATGTCTCAGTCGTATTGGATGTGGGGTGTGGAAACACATAAAAGTACAATTAATATTTTGAAGTTATTCAATAGAATACGAAGCGTGAAAGACCGTTCATTTTCAAGTAATTGGAGATGAGCGGTCTTTTTCTGTTTGCAGATAACATTGACGTAACTGAGTAGAAGTTATTCTACCGGAAGAACGGAGGTTGTAATGGAAGAGATAAAGAGTATCAGAATAAGCGAGTTAAAGGACTTTAAGAACCATCCTTTTCATGTGCAGCAGGACATAGAGCTGTGTGCCCTTATGAAAAGTATTGAAGATGAGGGTGTGATTGTACCTTTGCTTGTAAGACCGAATCCTGACGGAGAAGGTTATGAAGTGATTGCAGGACACAGACGAAAGGCAGATGCCGGCTGGGCTGGTCTTGCGGAGGTTCCGGCAGTTATAAGAGAATTGGATGATGATCAGGCGATAGTGGCGATGGTAGATTCTGTGCGCCCGTAAGGCGTTTGGGGTGGACACCCAAGCGACGTGGGTCATTATGATTTTGTTTTGAGAAAACAATAAGAAAAATTATCAAGTGTGAAGAACACAGTCTTATCGCCAACAACTAACCTTGAATGGAAACATAAAGGGGACAACAGCACGTTTGTAAAGGCACAAGTCAACAAAGCTTCCAAGTTGCGACTGAGTGTCGAGGTGAAAGGTACTATATGAGGATGAAAGCTAAACTGCTTGAAGGAAAGTCAGAGGCTAGAGCTAACCATCTCCGCACCGAAGGGAAGATGTTACGGTGATGTATTGGCAGATTAGTATTTTGCTGTCTGCAATCTGCGTGATAATCAATGCAAGCTAGCCATAGGTTCATTTGAGGATGCATCTGAAATCAAGGAAAAATTCAGAGTATTTCTCGAGGATACTCTGCATCTTGAGATGTCCGAAAAAAAGACCAAGATAACACATAGTCAAGATAAAGCAAGATTTCTTGGATATGATATCACCACCGCAAAGAACTCAGCGCTTATGCAATCATCAGGGCATACAGAAATGCCTATTCAGGCGGTTGGACAGGAACAACCTGTGCCTGACGATAAGGGTGCTTCTGGGAATATGGATTACACAGAGGAGGATGTGAAGAAGTATCAGATGGATCCTGATATCAATGAGTTGCTGGATTTCAGTTTTTGCGGGGAATGA